CAGTACGCAGCGCTGGCGGCGAGGCTGTTGGCGATTGCCACGACAGGCTTCTGTGCCCGGGCGCTAACGATCTCGTCGGCGAGTTCGGACACCCCGTAGACGCTGCCGCCCGGACTGTCGATGTCGATCAGAATCTGACTGACCGAGTCATCGGCCAGCGCCTGGCGCAGAGCAGAGGCAAACTGCTGCGTGCTGATACTCCCCGGCCCCGAGACATCGTCGACCATGTTGCCGCGCTGGGTAACGACGCCGTACAGCGGCAGCACCGCGATCCCGCCACTGGACACCGCCGTGGTCGCCTGCCGGCGTGCCTCCCGCACGTTGCGGTCAGCGGCGATCGATGCCAAGACGTCTTCACCAGCCGGAACGTCCTGCGACCAGCGCGCGAGCACTGCCGCAACCGCATTCAGCCGTTCAGGCATCAGCGCCCAGGGGGTGGCCAGAAATTCAGCAACCAGCAAGTGGTGGTTCATCGTGTCATCCCCATCGTCATTCGGTCTGTGCGTCTTCATCGTCTTGCGGTCCAGTCACATCCTGGGCAGGCCGCTGGTCCTGCCCAGCATCGCCTTCGCGGTCCTCTGCCGAACCTTCCTCGACCATGTTCAGTGGCCGCAGTGGCTCATCCAGTCCGTCGAGCGGGTTCAAGTTCTCCGCAATCCGCGCCTCGTTGCGCGTCAGCCAGCCGTTTTGGATCCCGCTCTGGTAGTACGACGACCGACTGGCCGCATCGCCGCGCATCAGGTTCGCGAAATCAAACTCGACTTCCAGATCGTCGCCATCGAGCAGCAACTCCGACTCAATGCTTGCTTCCCACCGCTCGGCCCACGGCGTCATCGTGTGCATCACGAATTCCAGGCTCTGCTGCTCGATGTTCGAGAAGGTCGCGCGATCGAGATCAGCGATCATGTGCGGTGGCACCCGAAACAGCCGCGCGATGTCGGTGATCTGGAATTTCCGGAGTTCGAGAAACTGCGCTTCCCGGTTGGTCACGCCCACCTCGTGGAACTTCATGCCGTTTTCCAGCACGAGTACCTTGCCGCGGTTCGCGCCGGACTGCGCCGCCTGGTAGGACTCGCGGAAGACCTTCTTGGCCTCGTTGTCCTTGAACGATCCCGGAAACTCAATCCAGCCGCCGGTGGGTTTCGCGTCGTTGGCGAAGAAGCGCGCACCGTAGTCCTGCGCCGCCAGCGCCATACCCAGACTCTCGCGCGCCAGGTCAATCGGGCTCATGCCCATCAGACCGTCCGACGACAGCCCACGCAGATGCCAGATCTCGCCACGCGGCAGTATCGCCTCCACGCCAAGGCGGTCGGTCACCCGATAGCGGTAGTCACCGGACTGCATCAGCTCCATCCTGATCCGGTCCGGGTGGACCGGCATCAGCTCGACGATCTCGCCGCGGCGGTTGGCCACGATCCGGTTGTAGGCGTTGCCTCTGAGCGCCAGATGACCCTGCAACATCTCGCGCCATTCATACGGGTTCTGGTAACGATTCGGTCGTTTCGCCAGCACGCGGTACAGCCAGTGATCCGTCACCCGGTCCTTGCCGCCATCGGCGCGTTGCCGGTAGAGCACAAACGGCAGGGACGCCATCGTCTCGGCCAGGATGCGCACGCTGGCGTACACCGCCGCCACGCGCATGGCGTTGTCCGCCGATACCCGCATGCCGCTGGAACTCCGCATCGTCACCGGCTCGAACCAGAAGTCACCTCCTGGCGAACGGTCGTCACTCGATGCCATCCAGCGCGAGAGAAAGCTGAACATCCCCATCAGAGCATCACCAACTCGTAGTCGGCCCCGAGCACCACCTGAGTGCCGGGCGTGATCGCCCGCGACAGCGCCATGATCAGCGCAACGATGCCGTCGATCTTGTTCTCTGGACGTTCCTTGCGCGGGTAGATGTTGTCCTTGGCGTCGAGGTGCGCGACGACGTTGCTCACCATCCAGCCCAGTACGGGGTCACCGTCGTGGACCAGTTTCCCCTGCAGGACCAGCGCCTCCAAAGTCTTCATCGGCTCCGAGAAATTGAGCACCGTCGGGCGTACCTCGATCATCGGCAGTCCCTCGGCCAGCATGCGGGTCGACAACTGCGTCGCCTGGAAGGGGTCGAACGCGACCGCCTGGATGGCAAAGCGCGAGGCGAAGTCGACCAGGTCGGCCTCGATCCAGGAGAAATCGATCACGTTGCCCGGCGTCACCGTCAGCCGCCCGCTGCCCATCCAGCCGGGGTACTGGCTGTTGCCGGTGGCGTGCACCGTATCCTCGGGCAGGTAGTAGCGCCCGAACACCGCAAAGCCGCCGTCGATTTCCTGATGCGCGAAGACCAGCAGCAAGGCGGCGATGTCGGTCTTGCTGGCCAGATCGAGGCCAATCCAGCACGGCTGTCCCGCATAGGACTCGATGTCGAGCCCCTGGTCGGCGCAGCGATCCCAGGAACGCATGTCCATCCATGCGGTGTCCGCGTTGACCCACTCATTGAGATGCTTGGTCTTGAAGTTGTTCACCGCGCTCGGCATCTGCATGGCCTTGGCCTGCAGCGGCGCCAGCACTTCTGGGCGTACCGAGATGCCCCAATTGGGATTGGCCTTGATCAGCGACTCTTCGAGCGTCCAGTCGTCCCCGTCATCGAGCCCGTACACGATGCCAAATTGGCTGTCGTCCGCGAACACGCCGTCGAGCAGGCGGGTGACGAAGGTCCGGATCTCGTAGCAGATCCCCGAGCGGTTGCTGCCGGCGGTGGTGATCACCCACAAGAGCGAGTTGTCGCGCTTGCCGGTGCCGGTCTCGACCACGTCATAGACGGTGCGGGTCTTGTGCGCGTGCAGTTCGTCGATACAGCCGAAGTGAATGTTCAGGCCGTCGAGGGTCGAGCCTTCCGCGGAGAGCGCCTCGAACTTCGAGCCCCTGGCCAGCACGTGCAGGTTGTGCGCGCCGACGCCGACGCCGAAGCGGGACCGGAACCCGGCCGACTGGCGGGCCATGGTCTGTGCGTCGCCGAAGACGATGCGCGCCTGGTCGCGGGTGGTCGCCAGCGAATACACCTCGGCGCCGCCTTCACCATCGGCGGCCAGCATGTACAGGGCCAGGGCGGAGGAAAGTGTCGATTTCGCATTGCCGCGCGGCACTTCGATATAGGCGCGGCGAAAGCGCCGCTTGCCGTCAGGCTTCACCCAGCCGAAGACGGTGGTCAGGATGAACACCTGCCAGGGCTCCAGTCGGATCGGCTGTCCTGCCAGCGGTCCCTTGACGTGCGGCAGGCGCTCGATGAAGGCACACAGGTTGTCGGCAGGCCGGAAACTGCGGCCCAGCTTGTCGGTCAGCGTCGGGTTGAAGCGGTAGGGACTGTCCCTGCCCGTGAAGCGCGCGAGATCGTCGAGTTGCCGCTGGCAGGCCTCGCGCACCCACTTGCCGGTCAGAACCTTGCCGGTGACGACAGCCTTGGCGTACTGGCGGGCGATCGTCGTGTAACTGCGGTTGGCCGTCATCCGGCAATCTCCGACCACGGATCCGACTCGGTCGTCGATTCCGCCGGCAGCGAGATGCGTGAGCGCGCCGCCGGGGTGAATCCCATCTCGGCCTCGTAGCCCTTCATCTCCAGCGCCAG